GAACGGGGTGTTAAACAGTTCAGTCATCGTCAAACACCCACTGGATTTTCCCGTCATTCACCAGCATATGGCAAATGCCTTTCTTTTCGCTGTTGTTTATAAGGTCTTTTATTTGCGTGAGAAAAGATTTTGTTAACGTTATTTGAGACACCTGATTTAAAACAGCCAATAAGCGTTTAAAACCGTCATCAAAATCATTCCAACATACATCAACAATACCATCGTAAGTATCTTCTTTTATCTTGCCGAATTCCACTTCGCCATCATTAAATATCTCACGCACTGAGCGTTCTACCCGAACAGCATTATAGTAGTTTTCACGTTGATCCGAAAAATTACGGCGATATCTAACATTAAGTGTAGGTAAATCATTTTTCGTTACAGTTGCCATACCGGTAGCTTGTGCGTAAGCAGCAAATAGCGCCTTAATGTATGGCATTTCCTCCTGAGCAATATTTTCAGGCGGCGTTATTTTTTCATGCAGGCTAAACATCTGACCGTTAATTGAAATTTTTCCGTCTTTTACATATACAGTCGCTATTGGCACTCCTATCAGTTCCTGCTTCTTATGTGAAGCAGTTTTGGCCGGGGCGCCTTTTCTTTTTGTGCGTCTTGCTGTTTCAGTCAGAATTGAAACAAAGAGCTTGGCGCATTTATCGGCGACATCAACACCTTGTATATCAATGCCAAGCTCTTCTAATTCATTTTCTAGATTTTCTACTAGGTCGTCGGAGAGGTTGTCATTTATATAAACGGAAAAACGCATAGGGTCACTAGCGTCAAGGAGATGTGCAGCTATCGCTATTGGAAACGGCTTCGAGCCATTATATATGCGATTTTTATAGTCGGCTGTTTTTTCAATAAACGGACTACCGGCGAAGTCTGCGTCATCCACAACAAAGCTACAAAGAAGGTCATCAATGAATTCCGATGGCATCTTTGCCTGTCCAATATAAGGATACATCATTCTGAAGTATTCGTCTGGCTTCACAAGCATTTCTCCTTTCTCCGCCAATAGTCCGAATCAGTCCGAACCAGTCCGTTGCGTTCCGTGTTGAAAATGGCGAGTTAAATACAATTATATCGTCAGCAGGGTGATCTTACGTGCACAAGAATGCAGCGCGAGGGTGATTACGGTATAGCGATATCACAAATTACAAATATTGTATTGCACATTTTTGCAAATGTCAACATACTGTTTGCCTTCGCAAATACATTGAGCGCAAGGTTGAACCCATATTGCTGAACAAACTCTCAAAGCCTGAGATGCGCATTAGGGCGGCGGGATACATAGGAAGTTCCAAGCATGGCAAAAGCCGTGCGGGGAGTTTCAGATGTACCCACCGTGCCTTGTTATGCCCATTTTAGGTAATTGTGGCCGGTGTACATCGAAGCACTGGCTTTTTATGTGTCCTTTCCGCCTAACCGCTCATCGGGCGGAAAGGACAATCATGGACAATCAGCGTTACATCGAAATCGCTGGACAGCAAATCCCCGTAACAGAAGAAGTCTACCGGGCGTATAAACGTCCGGCATGGGCTGAACACAAACGCAAGGAACGTGAAAAACGTTGCCGCGACGAAAACGGCAACCGCTGCAACAGGGACTGCAGCGAGTGCGACAAACAGCGGACAGGCAGTGTACTATCGCTGGACAAGTTCACCGAGGATGGCTTTGAGGTAGCTGAGTCCGTTGATATTGCTGAGCTAGTTGCGGACAAGCTTCTTTTCGGAGAACTTTACGCCGCCCTGGAGGAACTCGATCCGGACAACCGCAGGATCATGGAACTCTTCAGTATCGGTAAATCCGAGCGGGAAATTGCCAGTGATATCGGCCTTTCTCAGAAAGCCATTAATAAAAGGAAAATAAAGCTGTTCGCCCAGCTGCGGGAGCGTCTCAAAGACTTTATCTGATCTTACAATCACGCCCTCTGGTGTCCTACGGATATCAGAGGGCAACACCATAAAAGTTTTTTCAACCGGTACTCAACTTTCCAACTTTTGTCCTGTGGATGGTGAGGGAAGTAAAAGTACCCTCGGAACGGAGGTTCAAAAATGGAGACACAAGCAAAACAAACCGACACCGAAATCCGTGACCGTGAGATGGATGAGGAATTAGCGGATGTCCTCACGGCAATCAGTGTGGTGTCAAAACGCCTTGCCCGGAAGCTAACGATGCTTTCACGGCAGGCCAGAAAAAGGGCGGAAGGAGGAAACTCGGATGAGCAAGATGAGTGAACTTTCTCTTGTGGTCACTGAGCTAAAGCGCTGCGGCGAAGCGCTTATCAGCATATCGGAGTCGCTTGCTGACTTGTTTAGCGGTAATGATGATGCCCATACTACGGATCAGCCGAAAGCGGAAGTCCCTGCACCGGATGAAAAGCCAATCAGCCTTGAAGCGGTCAGAGCTGTTCTTGCAGAAAAGAGCCGGGCCGGTCACACCGCCAAAGTTCGGGACCTACTGGAAAAGCACGGCGCTGCGAAGTTGTCGGAAATCGATCCCGCGGAATATCCGGCACTGCTTGCGGAAGCTGAGGTGCTGGGAAATGAGTAAACAGAAGGTCAATTGTACCGTAGACACAAGAGAAGCTGGCCTGGGCCACGCTCTCCTTTCCGCTTCCTCCTCTCACAGGTGGCTGAACTGTCCTCCTTCCGCTAGGCTCTGCGAGAATTATGAGGACAAGGGCAGCGAATATGCCGCTGAAGGAAGGTCGGCCCATATGCTCTGCGAGTACAAGCTGAAGGTCGCACTCGGTATCCGTGCCAAAGACCCCACCGCTGACCTTTCTTTCTACAACGCGGAGATGGAGGACTGCGCCAACGGCTATGCCGCCTATATCCTCGAACTGGTTGAAATGGCCAAACAAAGCTGTGCCGACCCGGTTGTTCTTATCGAACAGCGGCTCGACTTTTCCAAATACGTTGAGGGCGGCTTCGGTACCGGCGACTGTTTAGTTATCGCGGACGGTACACTCCACATCGTGGATTATAAACACGGACAAGGAGTACTGGTAGAAGCAGAGGATAACCCGCAAATGAAGCTGTATGCGCTGGGAGCTTTGGAGATTTTCGATGGAATCTACGACATCGATACAGTTTCCATGACCATCTACCAACCCCGGCGGGATAACGTGTCCACCCATACGGTGTTCAAGGAATCCTTGTACCAATGGGCTGAGGAAGTCCTGAAACCAACTGCCAAACTCGCTTACTCTGGTGACGGCGAATTTAACTGCGGCGAATGGTGTATGTTCTGCAGGGCTAAAGCTGAATGTCGTGAACGGGCCAAAGCGAACATGGCTATTGCCGTCTATGACTTTCAAGAACCTGCTCTGCTTGGGATTGACGAAATTGCCTCAATACTCGCAAAGATTGATGGACTTGTGAGCTGGGCGGGAGATGTCAAAGAGTTTGCACTACAGCAGGCATTAAAGGGTGTGAAGTTCGATGGGTTCAAAGTTGTAGAAGGCCGCTCCACCCGGAAGTACACCAGTGAATCAGATGTAGCTAATGCGGTCATCATGGCTGGTTATAACCCTTATGAACAATGCATTCTCGGAGTTACGGCCTTAGAGAAACTACTAGGCAAAAAGAAATTTGCTGAATTGCTTGGCAGACTTATTGAGAAACCGCCAGGCAAACCAACGCTTGTACCGGAAAGCGATAAACGCCCGGCATTAGCAATCACCTCTGCGGCTGATGATTTCAAGGAGGCTACTGAATGAAGCTGATACGGTTAACACAAGGCTATGAGGCCATTGTGGATGATGCGGACTATCCCGCTCTTCAAGTATACAGACGGAAACGGTCTTGATAACAGGCGCTTCAATCTGCGTTTGGTATCCAGTAGCCAGAGTCATTTCAATCAACGAAAGCAGCAGAGGCAGACTAGCTCGCAGTACAAGGGTGTTTATTGGCACCAAAGAGACAAAGTCTGGATGGCTCGTATTCAGGCATTTGGGTCTTACCATTACATCGGCAGTTTTAGTAGCGAACAAGAAGCAGCTCTCGCTTACAACAATGCAGCCATTAAATTTCATGGCGAATA